GTTATAGAAGTATGGGTGTGGATGGTGACGGTGTTCTTAATATTTCTGGCGTTCCTGACGCGAAGATACTAAATCCAATAATTTTATCTTCTTTTAAATATTGGAAGCCACAAAAGGAGTTTAGGATTCCACAAAAGTATCAAGAAAAAGTTGATAAACTTATTAAAAATAAAAATTACAACCTAGCTTGGGATGTTGTGGATAAAGCATTTAAAAATAAACCTTTGCCAAGAGGATCTTCTTCTAGGATAGAAGAAGTATCTGGAACTTATTATGTGATTGTGGATAAACCACATAAGTTAAATTATGAAAAGAGTTATTGATAGAAACGTTTTAATTTTAAATAAAAATTGGATACCAATAAATACAACAACAGCAAGACATTCTTTTTGTTTGATGTATTCAGATCATGCCAAGGGACTTTTAGTGGAAGATGATAAAATTTTACCATTGGAGTGGAATGAATGGGTTTCTTTAAAAGTATCGGAAACGGATGATGCAGTTAAAACTATAAACGGAGCTATTAAAATACCAAATGTTATCGTATTAAATTATAATGATACAATACCAAGACAGATCATTAAGTTTACACAAAAAAATCTTTGGGAGAGAGACAATTACACTTGTCAATATACTGGTAGATCACTGAATAAAAAAACAGGTAACATAGATCATATAATTCCAAAGTCTCAAGGAGGAAAATCATCTTGGGAAAATTGTGTATTGGCTCATAAAGAAATTAATTCTAGAAAGGCGGATAAAACACCAGAACAAGCTGGATTGAAATTAATAAAAAAACCAACTGCTCCTAGAGTAATGCCTGTTTCTTTTTATATTAGAAATAAAAATGAAATAAAAGATTGGAACGTATTTTTAAATATATGAATAAAATAAGAAAATATTTTTTTGAAAAATTTGGAATATATGATGTTTGGGATTTGTTTCCATACCGTTATAGAATGTATTATTATGATAATATACTTCCAATTTTTAAACCAAGACATGAAAGATTAAGAAAGGTTATACCTAGAACATGGTGTGATATAAGTTCTTTGGTTGTTGATGTAAATTTTGAATTTGTAAAATCTTTCTATGAAGATGAGTACAAACAAAACCAAATAGATTGGTCTTCAACAGAAGAACATAAAAATTTTGAAGATTGGTTAATTAAAGCATACAGATATATAACAGTGGAAAGACCAATTTTACAGAAAAGAATGGAAGAATCTTATCCACCATTAAGACCCTTTGGTGAAATGTTTAAAACAATAACAGATAAAGATGGTAGAAAATTATTTCAAATGGTTGATGATGGAGTTCCATTTGAAGTAAAATATAAAAAAGTACATGAATTTGAAAAAGAAATTTCTGAAAAGGATACAACAGTATTAACAGAACTAATTAAATATAGAGAATTTTTATGGACTTGAACTATGAAAACAATTATTGAAGAAATTACAGAATTAACCGATGAATGGTATGTATTAATAGGAAAAGATCATCATAAAGATCGAGATTGTCATTGGTATATAGAAACCAAATGGAGTTATGGATTTCCACCAAAATATTTAGTTTGTCATCATGGATACATTGTAGATGAAATCGAAGAAGAATGTGATACATACGAACTTGCATTAGCTCGTTTAAAAGAAATATTGACAGAAGAGATAAAACAATATAGAATATATCAAACTAATGATGACGAAGAAACTGGATGGTAATAAACAATTAATTCTATTGGGAGATATTCACGGAGATTGGCGTGAATTGTTTTATAGAATACAACTAAAAAAAATTTCAAATGCTAACATTATTTCCGTTGGTGATTTGGGAATGGGATTTAATTCAAATCAAGACAGGATAAAGTCTGGTTTACTTGATAAAGAGTTTAAGCAAAAAAATATTAACTTTTATTCTATTAGGGGAAATCACGACGATCCTTCTTTTTTTAAAGGAAATGATAGAATATGTTTAGATAATTTTGAGTTAGTCGAAGATTACTCTGTTTTTGAACATAATTCTAAACTTATTCAATTGATTGGTGGCGCAGTATCTATCGATAGAACCGGAAGAACAGTCGGGGTTTCTTATTGGGAAGATGAGGGTGTTGTTTTTAATAGAGACACCTGTCAAAAAGTTGATATTCTTGTAACTCACACAGCACCATCTTTTTGTGCTCCACAAAAATTCAATGAAATGGTTTATGGATGGGCAAGAGAAGATGCTTATTTGTTGGAAGATCTTACCGATGAAAGAGCAGTGATGGATGAGATATTTAAAATATGCAATCCAAAATATCATTTCTATGGACACTTTCATTTTGCAAATAACGAAACGATAAATGAATGTAGACATAAGCTATTAAACATAGATGAATTATTTGAGTTTCGTGAATTACTATAAGTATCAATATGAAAAAATATGATGAAAAAATTGAATCAATTCTTACTGGTTTAAAAAAACCAAAATCAGAAAATGAATTGGCAAAAAAACATTCAAAAGAATTAAATCTTCCATTAGATAAAACAAAGAAGATTTTAAAAAACCAAATTAAAAAGGGAGAGAAAGTTGAAAAAGAACACACGACTTCCAAAAAAATTGCAAACGTAATAGCTAGACATCATGAAGATGAGAATTTAAAGTATTACGATGCTTTAAATAAATCTAAACTCTAACGTGAAAGTTCAATTACCGACGGAAGAAGGATATTTTAATATCGTTCCAAATAAGTTTTGTGGTCTGGATTGTTATTTAATAACACCAGAAATAGATGCAAAATGGAATAAGAATAATTTATTTTATCGTTCTTTGATTACAGACAAAGAAGGTAATGTTTTATCTTCTGGGTTTCCGAAGTTTTTTAACTACGGCGAAAAACCGGAATGTTATCCAAATCCAGAGGATTTTAACGATTGGAAACTAGAAGATAAGATAGATGGTTCTCTTCTTATAGCAGACTATGTTAATGATCAATTCTCAATGCGAACGAGGGGGACGGTTTCTTATTCGTCACAAGAAAACGCTAAAGATTTTGAATCGTTAATAGAAAAATATCCAAAGGTAGTTAAGTTCTTAAAAGAAAACTCGCATCTCAGTCTTTTATTTGAAATCGTAACACCCAATAATGTTATTGTTGTTAGACCACAACAAATAGAGTTCTATCTTATTGGTGCCATAAACAAGAATGGAATGTGTGTTGTATCATCATCTGATTTAGTTGATATATGGAGAAAAATTGGTCAGATGCCAACTCCACAGTCATATAACTTTCTAGATACTAATAATCTTGCTAAAATAGCAGAAACTATTAAAAATTGGAAAGGTAAAGAAGGAATCGTCATATCCTACAATAACGGACAGAATAGGATTAAATTAAAATCTGATTGGTATTTGTTTTGCCATAGAGTTAAATCACAACTGAACTCACAAAACAACTTAATTGAATATTATGTTGATTCTGAAATGCCATCGTGTGAAGATTTTTATAAAAAAATAGAAACAGATTTTGATTTTGAAATAGCTTTACAATTAAAAGAAGAGATAGAAAAGATTTGTGATGCGGCGGAAAAAACAAAAAAATATATTGACAATATATTAGAAATGGTTCATGATATTAGAAAGATCGAATCCAGAAAAGAACAAGCAGAAATGATAAAAATAAATTATAAAGAAAATTCTTCTTATGCTTTTTCTATTCTTGATAATAAACAAATATCTAGAATACAATGGATAAAATTAATAACACAAAAACTTCAAAATTAAAATAATATGAAAGAAGAACTACAACTAGAATTAGTAAAAAAGTATCCTAAGATTTTAAAACATTTTAGAGGAGATCCCAAGCATACTTGTATGGCGTGGGGATTTGAGGTAGAAGATGGGTGGTATAAACTTTTAGATGAATGCATGGAAAAGATGCAATACTTTTGTGATCTTTGTTCTAAAAACGGAAGAGAAGTACAGGTAGTGGCTGATCAAATTAAAGAAAAGTATGGAGATCTTCGGTTTTATGTAAGTGTTTATGGTGCGGATAAAATCGAGGATGATATTATTGATGACATCATTTATGAAGCAGAAAGAAAATCTAGAAATACTTGCGAGGTAACTGGAGAAAACGGCGTTCTTTGTAAAAGAGGCGGCTGGTTTAAAATTCTTTGTAGAGAAGAAGCAAGAAAACATGGTTATGTAGCTTGTTGCGAAGAAACTGAAAAATATTGGAAGTCGAAAGATGAACAAGAAACTAAAGCTTGAAGAAAATGAAGAACACGCTTTTTATGAAAGCGGTCTTTCTGCTCATGGTTGCTTGGAAAAATTAGATGATTATGATATTAATGCAATTATGAGATATGGTAGAATTTTATTAAGAATGAAAAAAACAATAGTTATTGATTGGCCTATTGTTGCAATGATTTTTATACTTTTAATTACAATGGGTATAATTGGATTTAGTGAATATCTTACACATCTATCAAATAAAGAAAAATACAATACTATTCAAATGGCTATTTCAAAAGATTGGTCAGATGACCAAATAAAAGGACTTTTAAATACAAAAAAATGAAAACAAAAAATTACACAAAAGACGGTAGACATCCAGAAGATGTTATTTATGAAGTAAAAACATTTATTAATCAACTTCAAAAAGTACAAGAAGATTATTTTAATAAATTAGTACAGAATTTAAATATAACCAAAGAAGGAGAAGATTGGTTGTTTGATTATGTTTACAATTCAACCGATGAAGACAAATATGATGGATTTGATCACTATTTAGAAGATTATAAAAAAAAGTATGATGACATGGTAACTAAAGATATTATGTACACTGATTCTGCTGAAACTTTATTATCAACAGACTTTGGTGAATTTAGTCCGATGATGCACATGAGTTCTTATGAACCGGATTTGGAAAGCGCGTTTCCTCCAGCATATAATAGTAATGAACCATTTTCTTTAGGTTTGGATACCATATCAATTCAACAGGAAAAAGATGATAAAACTTCCGACGCTAATTAATGACGCCTTTATTATAAAACCAAAAGTTTTCAAAGATGATAGAGGTTTCTTTCTAGAATCTTGGAATAAACAAGTTTATAATGAATTAGGTATAGGTTTAGAATTCGTTCAAGATAATCATAGCAAATCTTCAAAAAATACATTAAGAGGATTGCATTATCAAGTTGGAGAATTTGCTCAAGGAAAACTTGTGTGGGTTACTTCTGGAGTAGTATATGATGTATTTGTCGATTTAAGAAAACATTCTTCAACATATGGAATGTGGGATAGTTATCATCTGGATAGCGAATCTCATTGTAGATTGTGGATACCTCCGGGTTGTGCTCATGGATTTCTTGCTATGACAGATGTTGTTGATTTTCACTATAAATGTACAAACTATTATAACCCTCAATCTGATAGAACTTTAATTTGGAACGATCAAACTTTAAAAATAGCATGGCCGCTTTCTAAAAAAGAAACTCCTATTATTTCAGATAAAGACAAAAAAGGAAAAACATTTGACGAGTGTGAAAAATATTATTAGAAAATTCTAAAATACATAAATAGTATAATGAGTGAATATATTCCAGAGAAATGGGTAGTGGTTAAACTTAAAACAAAGAATACCTTAACGTACAAGGTCTTTGCTAATTGGTATGGTGGTTATCTTAATGGAGATTCTTGGAAGCTGAATAGTGGAATCAAAGCTGTATCAGAAAGTGAACATTATTATTTGTTTGAAGGATTCTCTGGTTCCATATATAAATGTTTTAAAAACAATTATGGGATGAACATGTATGGGTCAGGAGTGATACAAGACATTATTAAAAAAGCCGAAGAGTTCGATGGTAAAATAGAAATAATGCCAGAAGATACAAAATGGCTTGACTTGAAATACGAATGATATTATATTGGTAGCATGAAAAGTAAAAAGACTTCGTCAATACCAAACAAAGTCTATTATCCAGAGATTAATAATAGTTATTCCATTATTTCATATTACGAAAAACCGGATGATAAAAACGTTAAAAAAATTAAAATTCCAACATGGCTATCAGAATTAATTTCTTTTGAGGTTGTGAACGAATCAGAAAAAGCAGTAATGGAATTTAAAAAAGACGTTCTTGAAATGTTTAAATCATAACTATGAATAGATATAACTCATCATTAGATACCAACTATTCCACTTGTCTTCCGCCAGAAGCATACCTAAGAATTATAAAATCTTGTGGGTCGGATGTAATTCCAAAATTTAAAAGTTCTGTTTATCCTTCTAAAGATAAAAAAACTAATAATAAAGTTATAGTAAAAAATATAAACAATGATAATCAAAAATTATTTTTTTGATAATAAAAATGAACAACAGACAACTTAAATTCCGCGCTTGGGATACAGTAGCAAAACAATTCACCTATCCAGACAAAGGTTATCAAGGACATTATGTTCTTGATTTGAATGGAAGATTTCAAAACCTTCAGAATGGCTCTGGTGGTGATGAATATGTTGTTCAGCAATGGACTGGACTAAAAGACAAAGATGGAAAAGAAATTTATGAAGGTGACAGAGTAAGGTTTGGCTATACTGAAAAAGAAGACTTCTTTGGTGAAGTTATTTGGCTTGAAGACAGAGCATCATTTGGTGTTAGATATGAGAATATCACCGAAACATTTGAAGACTTAGGGTTCTCTCAGAAATACTTTGAAGTAGTTGGTAATATATTTCAATTACCATGCAATCCAGATCATAATGGAGAATGTTTGGTTTGTGATAATTGGTTGAGTGATTGTCCTTTTAATAAAAATGAACAAGAATAAATTCAGAATTTGGAGCAGAAGTGGAAAGAGTTTTCAAGACCTCGATCTATCACAAAGTCACCAGCAATTCATTGGAATCTTGGATAAAAATTTGCGAGAGATCTACGAAAGAGATGTTGTAAAATTCTTTACCCTTAATGGGGAAGAAATTGGTGAGGTTAGATATAGCACAGACTCTTGTGCATATTATATCAATGATTACCCAATTATGAATTTAGATCTTGCTTCTTTAGAAATTGTTGGTAATATGGTTGAAGATTATATGTGGGATGAAAGTGGAGAGAAACTTGTAAAAACAGAAAATTTATGAAGAAAACAAAAAAAGTATCTCTTAGAGAAAAAGTGTATCAGTATGAATTATTTCTCCATAAGATTAATTCTTTTGTTGTTTCTTGTAATAATGAAGGAATTATAGAGTTGGTTGCAAATGCTGATAATTGGTCATATGCACATCGAAGGGGAGAATTTTTAACAGATAAACAAAGAGACGAAATTATTAACAACGCGTTTTGGAATCTTCTAGATACACCAAACGCCGATAAAATTACTAAAGATAGGCAGAAGGCATGGGTTGAACACGCTAAACAAAAAGAACAAGCATTTTTAACATGAGTCCAAAATTAATTAGATATACTAAAAAAGTCGATTCTCTTAGAGAAATTTTAAAGCAACATGGATTTGAAAACTTAGAATTCTTTTGGTACAATGACGGAGTTTATTCGGGTAACTGGAAAGATATGTCAGTTGCTACGGAAATGCCGGATAGAGAAGAAACATTTACTCTTTGGAATTTTGGATTTAGAAGTTCCAAAGAAGATAACAAAAGAATTAAATTACAAGCAATAGCATCAGAACCCCCGCAAGGTGATGAGATTTTTCATTTTGAATTAAGATATTATCCAGAAGTCGTATTACATAATAGACACAAGTTCTATGGACCTAGCGCAATGTTGGAAGTTTCTGGTATCTTGGAAAGAGACTTGACAGATTTACAAAAATATATAAACTATCTATTAAACATTGCATGAAAACAAAACTTATTTGGAAAAAGAAATGGTTAGATGACAAATCTGGATATTGGTATTCCGCAAAGGTTCCAATTCTTAATTGGGAATATGTTATAGATGGTGTTCCTTGCTGTACATTTAACCATAAAAAACAAGATTACGAAGATTATGATGAATTTGTAGCTGGTGTGTTTTTAAGCAACATTGATGATGATTTTGTTAAAGTTTCAAAAAAACAATTTAGAAAAAAGGAAACTGCTATGACTGCTTGTGAAAAACACTTACAGGATACAGCTAACAAATTTAACAAGTGGATGAAAACAAAATGAAATTTGAAGATTTTAAAATAGTAATTGAAACTCTAGAAAAGATTAGCGAAAAATCACATTCTTTATATCAATTAGGAGTAGATTTACTTGATTATGATGAACCTCATCATAAAGTATTTTCCATATTACTTAATTCTATCTTTAATGAACAAGGTAAAGATTGGATAGATTGGTATCTTTACGAGAGAGTTGGTTTTAAAGGAGATGTTCTTAAAGCTACAGATGAAAATGGTAATGAGATTTGTCATAATATAGAATCACTTTGGGAAACTGTTAAACCTTATATAAATAATAAAATATGAAATTAGATATACCGTTCCACGATGAAGTTTGTGAATTTACTGAAATGAAACATCAAGAAAAAACATCATTAGATCTAAAAATAGAAGAACGATTTGGAAAAATTGTTCATAAATTTAAAATTTTTTATTACGATTGGGAAATGGATAACTATGGTTATGTAGTAAACGACGGAACTAAAAATAAATTAGTAACAACCAATCATGGTAGACTTATGGAAATTGGGTCTGATTATTTAAGACATAAAATTAAAGAATATGAAGATGCGATTACGGATACTAAAGAAGCTATCCGGATTCTTGAAAATGGAAAAAACTAAATATAAAATAGTAGAAACCACTGGATGTACCGCATTTGATTTTTCTATAAACAATAAAACTATATCAGATTACACGAAAGAAGAATTGGATGAAATCTTGGATTATCTTTTCGTTAAAGTGAAAGAAGGTATAAACGAAAATACAATTCTTTTTCAAGACGTTGTTAAATTATTTCAATCCGATGACTGGGA